TACCTTGTAAGTTTCCATTGGTTGTAAAACCTATTCCATTTATAGTAGTGTAAAGGATTCCGTTTCGGTAAACATCTATGTAAAAGTTAACGGCGGGGTTTGAGTTTGAACTAATGTTTAAACTTATGTTATGAAATTGAACCCCCGTTAAAAAGTTTAAAGTTACCGTGCTGTTTAAAATGTCAACGTAAGGCGTAAGGTTGTAAGTACCAAAGCCACCACCACCGACAAAACTATTTAAAGTAATATTTTCGGGTTGGCTTGTAAAGGTAAAGTTATTTCTATTTTTAAACCATAAATAGGCTTGGGTAAACTTCGGGTCGCTTAAAAAAGTACCCGTAAAATTAACTCCGTATCTATTTTCAATTAAATTAAATATCGAAGCAACCCTAACGGCAGGGAATAGTTCCCGATAATCAATAGCCCCTTGGTTCGTTCTTATGTTGTTAGAGTTATTAGGGATATTAACGAACGGCAGCCAATTAGGAAGGGTTGCAGTTGGTTGAACTGCGCCGTATTGCCAAATCCTATTCGAAGTAATTAGCGGGTAGCATACGTCCCAATCAATAGCCCCGTTAGTAATTCTTTGGTAAACTTCAGCAAAACTATATGTATGGTTAATAGGCGTGTAGTCAAGGTCGCTTAAAAGGTCTTCGCCTACTAAATCTTTTAGTGTGGTAACGTCTCCATAAAAAGTTATAGTGTACGATTCGGGTTGCCCGTTTTTTAATTGGCTCTTTTCCATTTGAATTTTCCCCCTTCTAAAAAAAGTCATATCTATTTCTATGTACCCATCTAAACGTTCTTGGTAGTTAATAGAACTATTTAGCGCGTTTTCGTAGAAGTATTCCCAAATTGAATTATTCTTGGGGCTTGTAGGAATCGTAAACGACTGCGAAAAGTCGGTAAATGTTTTCGATATGTCTTGTATGTTTTGAATTGTTGAAGTTACTTCTATTACTTCGTCGTTAAATAGGTCTAATTGTTGACCTTCTACAAAAACCCTTACTTGTCTTTTCATCAGATAACGTTATTAATTAAGTCGTTGCTTTGCTCGAACTCCAAAACGTAATTTATCATATGGTTATTAATGCTCTTTTGTTTGTCGATTCCTTTAGTCTTCAGTTTGACGGGTTGATAATTTAAAAAGATTCGTTCACTTAACATTAGTTGTTGAAGGTTAGAACTAAATGATTCGTCTACCCAACCCGTGTTAACTCGGTAGCTAATTATTCCGTTAGTGTTGAAGGTTTGCCGTTGGTTGGCTTGAGTGTCCCAACTTCCAAACAATCCCATTTCTTGCATTAGGTTAAACTCGGTTGTAGAAGTTTCTAAATTTTCGTAAGATGCTTTAAAGAAAAATTCCCTTTGCCAAGCCCCGTACATATTTATAAAATCCACGACTTGAACGTCGTATTTACATTCCTCGATTGGATTAAATGTAGCAGTCCAAATTACGGCAAGTCCGTTAAGTATTTCTACCTTGTTTCCTGTAAGATAGTAACTTGGTCGAACGCGGTAAAGGTTATACATATTATCCGCAGTTATATTGTAAGAGTGGGTTAAACCCGTTTGTAACTGCGTGTATTTTACTGTCCAACCATTTTCCAAGTATGCCACAAAAGTACCCGCTCTTTGTAATTGATTTAACAATGGGTTATTGTTTGCATCGCTCCAAAAGTAATAGTTCTTTTCGTCAAGGTGTACGGGCATTGTAGTTCCGTGGGTAGGGTTGTAACCTTGCGAATAATACCCAAAGCCATCATAAGCCCAATAGGTTGTAGTGTTTAAAAGTACATAGGATTGCGTAAAGGGGTCTAACCAATATTCTTTAACATCGACTATAATGTATTCGGTAACGTTTAGCGTTAACCCGTCGGTAGAATAGTTATTATTAAACGTGGTGTGTTCTATGTACTCCAATAGATAGGGCGAAATATTGTAAAGCGTTTGGGTGTTGTTTGAAGCGGGTATAAGTTTCTCCAAGGTGTAACTTGGTGCTATTGGGGGCGGGTTTCCGTTTTGATAAATGTATAATTCTACCTTGCTACCTTCTTGGGTAGGTTGGTTAATTTCCACAATGTAGGGGCTTCGTGCAAATATTCTGTTAATCGCCATAATTCTTAAAGTTTTCTTTCATAATAACATCGAACAATTCTTCAGCTTCTAATCCGTATAGTTCTACCATTTCGTCGGGTAGGTTTTTAAATGCTTGTTCAAAAGGTGTTGTAAAAAACAAACTCGGTTTTATTCCCCTATTCCAAATAGACCTTATAATAAATTGGGCAGTCATATCGTACGAAATAAACTTTCCTCGCTTGTCGCGGAACTTTAACCCTTTACGTTTAACCCATTCTTTTATACCTTTGGTTAACCCACCTTTAACGCCCGTTCCTTTTCCAAATTGGAAGTCGCTTAAACTTCTTCCCGACTTTACACCCCTAACCCCTCGGTCTTGGTAAAAGCCGTATTCTAACATTTCAAAGTAAAGGGTTATTGAATTAGGATTAACCGCTACTTCGCCTTCTAAACTCTGTTGTAAACTACCCGTACTATTTTTCGCTGATAGGTTATTTTTCGCGTTCTGTATAACGTGGTCGCGGAATATTTTTAACGCTTCTAATTGACGTTCCTTTTCCATTAACAGATAGTCATTTCGTTAGGGAAGTCCACGTTAAAAGTCATAGCCCAACCCGCCAAATAGTTTTCGAATCTTTCTATAAATGGTTCGCAGTTAGGTGCGTTGTTTAGTTGGTACAAATCGTCCCAAATATTACCGTGTTTTAGCATTTCAAAACATCGGTTAAGTATTGCAAGTTGTGTATTTAAAACGTCTATTTCGTTGTCTGAAGTTTCAAACTTTCCCGTAGGTTTTTCCTTGCGTTGGCTAACGTTATCCATTGCGAGAATAGTAACAGATGCGCTTATAACATTGTCGTTAAAGTTTACATTGTTTACCATAACGTGAACCAATGGAAAAATATTTTGTTTGCCTAAATCCACGTTGAAAATTGACCCTTGCGTTATTGTGTTAACCAAAGGGTCGTTACTGAAGTGGTTTTTAAGGGTGTCAAGTAAAGAATAGTAACCTGTCATAATTTAGCCTTTTTAATTTCCATTAGTTCAATTTCGTTTTTCTCTGATTCAAAAGTTAGATAGGTAAGACATTTAAATAATCCGTATTTTGTAACTGTGTCATATTTTGTAAGGTCTCCTTTAGCGAGTCCGTAAATGCTTGAATACCACCCCCACTTTTTCCCAAACTGAGTTCTTGCGCTAAAGTCTGAAACTCTTTCCCGTTCGTCTTTATCTCGTTCGTCAAATAATCGAGGGTAGCGTTTAATAACTCGCTTCCTAAACTCCAAAAAAAAACCGACGCGGAAATAGCTACGTCCATAGGCGCGAACTTCATTCCTTCGCTAAACGCGGCTGCGCCCGTGTACTCCATTATTTCGTATTTTTCTCCTTTACGAATTGTTATAGGTCGGTACATTACTGCCATTGCTTTATGGTAGTCTTCCCACTTCGATAGGTAGTTTTCAAGGTCTACATATTCCCCAAACGTTATGTTTTCAAGGTCGGGAATAAATCCAAATTCAATGTCGCCTATTTTAAAGGTAGGTTTAAACTTTGGCTTCTCTTTGAAGATTTCCGTAAAGTGTCCAATTAGTTCATTAATAGAAGTTAGTTTTAGTTTAACTACTTCTTGAAGTTTTAACCCGCAAAATATTTCAATCATTTTTTGTGCTATAAATTCTTCGTCGTTAGACGTTGCTTGTAGCTTTAAAAACTCTTGGTAGTTACATAATGGTATTTCACTAATTGAACTTGGTACGACTATATCTAACTTCATATTATTATAATTAATTTTTCGTGTTTTTGTAATTCAAAACAAATTCGTGCGCCCTTACCAACATTTCAAAGTGTTGTGGAAAACGTGCCATATTATTAAATACTATTTTAACTTGTTTTCCTGTGCGTTCGTATATGTACGATTCTACCCGCGCAATCATTACTTGAAGGTCGTCCGTTTTACCTGACTGCATATTTTCCGTATTGTGAACCTAAACCTAACGTTTCCATTTCGTGGTATCTAAATGCGTCGATAGCGTGGTTATTAAAATCGATTGGTTTGTTTAGGCGTTTTCCTTGCTTGTCGGTGTCCCAAATGTACGAGCGTAATTCTTTGATTAAATTACTGCTGTTTGACGTTACTAAGTATTCGTTACGCTGAATTACGTCGATTCCGTAGTTTATGGAATCCTTGCCTTTGGTTACTCCTTTAATGGTTATTCCGTATCTTCTTATTTCATCTATTGATTTAGGTTCGGAACTATCAGCATAAACTATTACGTTTTTTGGTAGCAACTTAGCTATGTCGCTATTTAATAACCCCGTTTGGTACACTAATTCATTAACTATTCGTTGCCCGTTGTAATTGTATATTTCAATTATTGCGGTCGGGTCGTTCGTGTAACCGAAGTCCAACCCTATACCGAGTAACTTTGCTTCTTTGGGTATCGTGTCTATTTGTTTCCAATTTGAGAATACAACCCCTTCTAACATTCCTAATTGACCTTCTCCGTAAACTTTCCACCAATTAGCCCAATAGGTAGACGTCTTGGCTTTCTCGCGATTCTTTTCTATTTGGTCAATTATGCTTTGGTCTAACGCTTCGTTATCCTTGTACGTTAAAATCAAAAAGTCGGAATCGGATTCGTCTTTTAGTTCGGTGTGTACCCAAAATTCGTTGGCAGGGTTAAAGTCCAAATAAACTTCTTTCCGTGTTCGAATAGCTAACTCGTTGTAAGAATCAAAGGTTACGTTATTACATTCGTTGATATAAAGAATATCGCGCCTTGCGCCCCTAAGTTTACTCGAATCGTCTGCGCTGAAAAATTCTATTACGCTTCCGTTCTTAAATTCGTAAGTAAGTAAGGATTTATTAAATTGGTTTTCATTAAAACGGTTAGTCCACTTTAGAATCTTAATAAAATCCTTTAACGCACCCCTTCTTAAACTTGGTATTGTCTCAGCAACTATTGATATTTCTAAACTTGGTATTTTAATTGCCTTATTAATTAGTACGGCTAAAATAGAATAAGTTTTAGAAGCACTCGTGCCACCTTGAATTATTTTAATTCGTTTTTTAAGGGCAAGTACCTTATTCGTTGCTGTTGTCCTCTTGAACATCGGGGAATAAAGGTTGTTCCATTAAAGTTTGTTCGATTTGCTGAACGGGTGCGCCATAACCGCTATCCATTAATGCCTTGTAAGCGTTTACATCGCCTTCACGAGCTTTCTTAATTAATGCTAAGGTCATTAAATCTTCTTGAGACATTGTTTCGTTTTCGCCCGTTAAAGGGTTCTTTAAGTTTTGGTTTACTTCTAACCATTTTCGTGCTATTGTACTTCGATTCTTACTTCCTTTTGGTCTTCCGTTAGGGTTTCCGCTTTCGCCTTTACCCCAAGCGGGCTTTAAATTATCTTCTTTGCTCATTCGGTGTAGTTTCGGTGTTTAATAGAGCGGTTGGGTCGGATTCGCACCGCCTTCCTTTTCAATGGAATTTGAAATGTTCAACTTATGAACTTCAACCGCTTGTTTTGGATATGGTTTACTTAAAGACCTACACAAAGGTATTAAACTTTTGTCAAGTGGGTAAATATATTTATGCTTTCCTGCTTTTTTTCTTTTTGGTAATTTTTTGAAATCTACCCCCCAATTATATCTACCCCTATCGTGTTTCCATATTCCGTTTAATAAATATTCAGTTCCGCTACTTTGTATATTTTCAATGTAATACCAATTTGTAGCTTGGTAAATTATCCCTTTATGTTCTTGTCCTTTATCCGCATAACTAAATAACATTCTAACGGTAGGGCATTCTTTTTTAATTAGTTTAATTGCTATCGATAAAACTTTACTTGTTGAAGATTGTTTTCCGTTTAATGCCATTCTATTTAATTCTAAATATTGACCATTTCTTAAATTAAACTTTGCGGGCATATTAACCGAAGCGCCACCACCAAATAAAACAACTCCGCACCATATATTATTTTCAAACACTGAATAACCTATTGAATAAGTAGGCACTGCTTTTGCATAGTGAAAATTTAAGCAAGCATATTTAATAGCTTTACTCGATGCCTTTTCTAATTTCATATTTCCCCCGCCGAAACGCTAAAATAAGCACCTAAATAATTCCTATCTAAAAGTTCTTGTATTTCTATTTCGGCTTTTTGTAATTGTTCGGGGCTTGTAAAAGTTATTTTCATTGTGGCGGGTTTATTCTTTTCTTCGCCTATTAAATCTTCGTAACTTGGTTCGTCCATAATTATCGGTAAATCTAACCCCCATTCATCTAACTTTTCAACTTCCCATTCGTTAGCAAGGCTATCCCAATCCCACTCCCCAAAGCCTACGTTATCTTTGATTAGAAACTCGGCTTTTTGTTCTTCAGTCCATTCGTCTGCTAAAATAATTGGTATTTCTTTGTAGTTTAGTTCTTTTAAGGCTTTTAATCTCATATTACCGCCTAACACAACGTATTTACCATCCTTATCCGTAAAAGTGATTAACGGGCGTTTATTTAGCATATCGGGGAACTCTTGAATACTCTTTACAAGTTTCTTAAACTTATCGTCTTTTATTATCCGTGGGTTCTTCGGGTTTGGTTTAACCTCGTTTATGTTTACTATTTGCATTCTTTAAATTTTCTTCGTAAGTAGTTGAACAAACCGCTAATCGTTGGTCTGTTTCGGGAAATTCATTTACCATTGTGTCATCGGACATACAACGCATAACAAATTCTTTTTTATTCTCCTTCGGTGTTGGATTCGGTAGTGGCATCTTTTTCTTCTTTGTAAACTGCGTAAAGGGTATTCAACTTATTAACGATTTCTCGTAAGCAAGAACCGCATTGGGTAGGTTGTTGTTTTTCGTGTAAAACCCTATTATATATTTTTAAGATTTCTCTTTGTTCGCTCGGACTAACGCTACTTCTTTGTCGGTTGTAGAATTTATCTAAAAAGTTGTATTCGTCTTCCGTTAGGCATTCGGGTTTCTTATAACGCCAAAGTTCGTTTAGCTTTTGTTTACGTTCTTCGCACCCGCAGTCTTCTCCTAATATCCACTTTGCTACCTTTGCTACTCCCGTAACTTCTAAAATTTGTTCTACGGTATCGCCTAATCCTTCGGCTTGTTTCTTTTTTCGTGCCATAATTTATTGTTTATATGTTAATACTTGTTCTTTAGTTCCTAAAATAATAGTGTCGTCGGTTAGGGTTTCGGTTTTAATTACTTCTAACCCGTGGTGTTCTTTTGGGTAGGTCGTATATTCTTTCGACAACCAAAACTTTACTTTTATTTCTCGCAGGGCTTGGGAACTCCAACCCGTTTTCTTTATCATTTCAGTTAATACCCTTCTTTTTGCTTTCATTTTATTAATTCAAAATCCGTGTTTTTGTAATCTTCGTATTCTTCTCCTACGGCTTCCCGTATCTTTGCTTTGCAATTTTTTAAGGTGTTAAAAATCGAACTGCTCGAAATCGTAGTTTCTTTTGCTATGTCTCTTATTGATAAGTCTGTATCCTTATAAACTTCGAATAGCTTTTGGTCGTACCAATGCCACGAGTCCACTTCGTCTTGTACTTTCATTAATAACTTGTAGTAGGCTTCTTCTTTCTCCATTTCGCTTGGTTCGTCTTTAATTACGACTTGTTCGAGCGGGACTTTTTCCAATCGTGAATTACTGCGTAAATGAAGAAGGTAAAGATTCCGAAGAGTAAAATACATAAATCCTTTGTTAACTTGACCATTCTTAATTATGTTTTCGGGTTTGCAATACTTGTAAATTCTTAAATAGGCTTCTTGTACAATATCTTCAGCAAAAAAATCTTCGCCGAAAGATTCGACTACTTTTACCCATTCCTTATGGTCTTTTCCTACTATGTTAAGCCATTCCATTTGTTTAGTTTGTAGTCAAATATAATGATTAATTTTTAACCGCAACAAAAAACAAAAAAACCGACTAAAAAAAGTCGGCTTAATGTTACATTCCCTTGCTTACTCTGTAAACGTATTCGTCCAATATTCGTAAGGTCTTAATACTTACCAACGCTCCCGACAAAAAACGGTCTATCGTGTACTGATGCATCTTTAAGCCTTTGGACTTTATTTCCTTGACTACTTGGTTTCGTGTTTTGGTAAGGAGAATTTCTTTTAACTCCTTTCGTAAACTATTATCGTCTATAAACATAATCAAAAGGGTAAATCGTCGTCTTCAATTACTTGCGTGTGAACTTGTTTAGGCTTTTCGTTCAAGTATGGTTCACTAAATGAACACGAAAAATACTTCGTACCTTTGGAAGATTCTTTAAGCCAAAGGGCTATCTCCATTTCTTTTCCGTTTACGTTTACTTTTCCTCGGTAGTCGGGTTGGTTACCTTGTTTTTTGTCGTTCTTAAAAATCGCTCCTGTGTTTACTTTTGTTTCCATTTTATTTATTTATTTAAGTTTATTTCGTTTTCATTTAGTCTATCGTTTAAAAAGTCTCGCATTCGTTCAACTATTTTCCATTCGTCTTCGTTTAGTTCTTCGTACTTGTAAAGTTTCCGTAGTTCTTGTTGAAGATTCCAAAGTACGACAAACATATCTTTACCCTTTGTTGCGCAGTAAAATTCGTGTTCGTCTTCGGGTAGGTTAAAGGTTAGTTTTGCTTTCATAAGTTTCTTTGTAAAATTGTTCAAAATCTATATTTATTCCATTCACCATTCCCATAGCAAATAAGGCGCCCATTTGCTGCTTCTCCATTTCTTTTGCTTGTTCAAAATCTAAACTAATCAATTCTTTATTTTGGATTAGTTGTTCTTCCAACCATTCTACTGCTGTTTGTTTCATCTTATTCTGATTTAAAGGTTAATTATTTCTTCTTTTATTTCACTTCCATCAAAGTAACATAAGTGTTTTTGTGCTTGTTCTAATGTAGGAAAAGTTTCTACTCCTATTTCATTATTTATACAAGCATCTACCCACTGCCAAGAAAATAAGAAGTGTTTTTGTTGTATCACAAATGTAACTGTGCCATCAACATTTGTTCTTTTTACTATTCGTGCTTTCATCTTATTCTGATTTAAAGGTTTCTTTGTAGTATTTTTCTGCTGTTTTATATGGATTCATCCTATCGTGCCAAGATTGATTAAAAGCCTTAACTATCTGCTCTTTCTCCATTGCTTTGGCTTGTTCAAGTAATTTCATAATTCTTTCATATCGTTTTCATTAAAAGGTTATAGTATTCACGGCATAGTTCTACGCGTTCTTTGATTTGTTCTATAACTGATTCGTCTTTTTGAACGAACCAATATTTAACCCTTCGGTTTTTTGGAATATGTCCGAACTTGTGTTTAGATTCAACTTCTTGTCTTAACTCCGTGTTTTCTTCGATTAGATGCAACTTCCAATGCGTACGCCGTATTTCGTCTTCAACTATTTCTAAAGGGGTGTCGATTAGGCAGTACGCCAACACGGATTCTTTTTTACCCGTTAACCACATATAACCTTGCAACTGATAATAATAGTCTTTATTTGGTATTTCAGTTTCAAACCAAGGAAAGGTAGCAGCGTCCCAAGAAGATTTAACGTCTATTAATACTTCGTCCGTGTTTACGTCGGGAGTTCCTTTAATCCAATCGTTACTAAAATGTTCGTCGTTTTTATAGATAAAATTATAATTCAACACTTCGTTAACTAACCCTATCGAAAGGTCTTCTACTTCGTTTCCTTTATCCGTGTAACGTGAACTAAATTCTTTTTTTATGCCGTACTTTTCTTCTAAAACAAGGTCTTGAACGTACGTTTTAGCAGTTTGCGAAAGGACTTCCCCCGACTTTCGGGGGTTAGTCATTATTTTACCAATTTGAGAAGCCCTGACTTTCATACGTTTTCGATTAATGTTAATTGGGCGTCCGTTAAACTAAAGTTAGATAGTAATTCTTCTTTAGTGTACTTTCCCCCTGCAATAGCTTCTAAAGCCTTACCTAAACGCTTTTGGTCAATAGAAGGCTTCTTCGGTTCGTGTTTTACTTGTTCGCCACTTGCGTCCGTGTCTTTGTCCGTAACAAGCCCACAAATTGAAGATAAGCAGTAGCGGCGAAAATAAGTACAACCGCTCCCAAAGGATTGGTAAGAGTTCATACCTTTTAATTCAACCTGCGGAATTAACGTAGTGCTTTCGATAGATTCCCCGCTTTCAACGTGAAATAGTACGGTAACTAAATAGTTTTCACCCTCTTTAGAGTTCAGCAACTGCGTAAACCCTAATCCGTGTTTAGCTAAAAGTGGGTTTATCTTCTCAAAGATAGCGGGTAAATCAGCATAAGAATACCCAAAGCCTTGCGTTCCCTTATGAATTACGGGGACTTCTTGTTGGAAGGCTGCCAACGATTTAAACAAATTTTTCATAGCGTATAAATTTTAATTACATACAAATATAAACATTATATTTCAATATGCAACTATTTTTTTAAATTTTTTTTTCGATTAGTTCTTTTGACCTTTCAAAGTATGCCATTAACTCAATATCATTAAAGGAATTTTCACGGGGTTTTCTTCCTCCTATTCTTATTTGTCCTTGTAGTTTTTCAAGTTTTCCGTATATAATGCCGTCGTAACACTTCCAAATAATTACGGGGTTCGTCTTTTTGTCCATTAGCTTAACTAACTTTCTTACGGCTATGGGTAACGGGTAGGCTTCCTGTATTGTTTTGTTTCTTCCTTTTACTTCTGCGTAACCTATTATTCGTTCGTCTTTGAGTAACTCAAAATCTATGTCGTTTTCGTCCAACTTTCTGCAACTTAATTCGTATTCATCGCAAAAAATCGCTATTGCTTCGCATTCGTTTTGCAAGTCTTTAAGCGTTTCAAATCTCATTTATTTTAAATTTATATTGTTTAATTAGTTCTTTAAGTTCGTCTTTTGTCCACTTCTTTACGTCGTGGGCTTTGGCGTGTAGTTCTATTAATCTTTCAGCGCCTATTCTTTGTTGGATTCCTATTTGGTAGTTAATTAAGTTTCCGTGTTTATATTGATTGCAAGTAACACACTGAGCGTGTACGTTGTCTTCGTCAAACGTTACTGCTTTGTGTCCACCCATACTGAAATAGTGTCCTGCGTCGTATTTCGCGCCTAACGGCTTTTCGCAACTTATACAAGGTTTATTCTTGTCGCGTAATCGTATGTACTTGTTAAAGGTTATTTGGGCTAATTTAAGCAACTCGGGTAAGGTTTGGAGTTCGTCTTTTAGTATCTTCTTTTTTTTCTTCCATTGCTTTTCCTTTTCAACTTCTACCCAAACACGAACACAATCGGATTCGAGACAATATTTTTGATTAAATCGAACGGGAGTAAATACGGCTTTGCAGTTTTTACACTTCATAACTCCGTGGTTAGGCTTTCTATTTCCGTTTTTAACTCCTTGTTTTCAAACTTCAGTTCTAAATTGATTCTTTCCAATCTAAAACAAGTTTGCATAGCTGCCCTATATTCCTTCTCCAAGGTATGGTAAGCATTTCTAACGTCGTTTAAATCGATTAAACTTTGTTCCATTGAATCTATAAGGTCTTTTCTGTGGGGGTGTTTTTCTTTGATTTCGTCTACACTTACCCGAACCTTTGTAAAAGTGTGGTTTAAAAGTACACTTGCTTTTATTAATGTATAATCATCCATAGTTATTTATTTAAAATCCGTGTTTTATTACTTCTATTGGGTTAACTCCGTACACTTCAAAGCCTAACCCGTAGTTAAAATTACATAAAACTTGTTCATTTAGTCCCGTGTGCTTACCGCCCGTGTCCATATCCTTAACTTTTTCGACTCCTACCATAGTTTTATACTTCATTTCTTCGTGTTTTATTAGGCGGTGAATTACAAACATATCGTCGCATCTATTCAGAAAAGCCTTCCCGCCTTCTATGTGGTCTTTTAATGGGGGCTTTAAATGTCCCTTCCAATCTCCTTCAGTGTATAAGTTGCCACTTCGTCCGCTTTCCGTGTTTGGGTGAGTGTTTATATAGATAGTCATTCCCGTACGATTAACGAACTCCCTTGCCTTATTCATAAACGTATAATTACCTTCGTATGTCATTTCCCTATCTAACCCCGTAAAAGGGTCAATTAACGCAACGTCGCACCCCGAATTTTCAAAGATTGTCAAAAGTTCCAACGGCTTATAAAGTTTTGAGTTATCCACGAAGTAAAAAAATTGTTCTAAATAACCCAAGTAACTTTGAATCTGTTGGGTAGTTAGGTTTTTAAAAGGTTCACCCGCATACATCTGTATTAAGTCTCTTAATATTTGTCCCTTTTGGTTTTCTCCCGACCACAAACAGAACTTTAATCCGTGTTTTAATGCAAGTACAAGGAAGTACCAATTTATCCAATAGGTCTTACCTACGTTGTCGTGTCCTAAAATAATGTTTAGTTGTTTGCGTTTAAATCGTAGGTGTTCATCTAACCCGCAACCTATGCCCAATCCTTCTTTTATCTTTCCTTCTTTGTAGTCAAGTAGGTATTTAATTGTATCTCCTTGTTTAGTCAGCATTTCGGTAATCTTTAGTGTCTACATAATTTAGCATCTTTTGAACGTAGTTATACGTCTTCATATCGTCGGATAATTCTTCTTCGTGTTTAGGTAGCTTGTCCCAAAATAAACCTTGCCAACCGTTTTCGATAGAATTAGAAATAACAAAATTACATTGTTCTTCAGTAAAGTTTTGCATCTTATTTAAAATTGTTTCCTGCGTAGCTTCTTGAATTGGTTTTTTAATCTGTTTTCGATATGCTACCCACTTGTCTAATAATAGTTCTTTTTCATTCTTTTCTTTCTTATCATTCTTGTTTGTTGTTAGTTGTTTGTTAGTCGTTTGTTGTTTGTTTGTTAGTCGTTTGTTAGTTGGTTCGTTTTCGTCTTGGTAACATTCATATTTACAGATAGTTATAAGGCTATTTCTGTTTGTTGATTTAACTTCTATTTCGTTTGTCTTTTCAAACTTATTTAATAACGTTCTAATCGTCTGAATACTTATTCCCGTTTCCGCTGAAATCTTACCTAAAGACGAAATAAATTGACCTCGTTTAATATCAACTCCTTGCCATTGGGAATCCTTATGGTTTGCTTTTAATAGTAGGTATATAAACAAGTGTACCGCTTCGCTTTTCTCGAACCATTGCCAATCTAAAAACTTTCTGTGTATCTTAATCCAACCGCTCATATTTCGTTTTTATCAGTAAGCAAAATGTAATCTTTTAACGCTTCGACTTCTTCGTTTGTTAAAATAAAACCTAACGCGGGTAAATTTGTGTACGTTATTTCTATAAACATTCCTTTGTTAGAAATTCTTATAAATTGAATACTTTCGTTTTCCCTTTCAACCTTTGCAATTAATTCCATAATAAAAATTTTAATCAATAAAAAACCCCACTAACTTCGCAGGGTCTCACTTCTACGTCATTAGCAGGGTTAATAACTTTTTTATGTTCTATATTGTGAGACCGAACCATTTGCAAATATAACTAATTAATTTAATATTTGTTCATTTTCGTTTTTATATTCATTTCTTTTTATACGTTCTTGGATTGCTTCGAGTTCCTTTATACTTCCGCAGTTCAAAACATCTATAAACAAGTCGCTTAGGCTTCTACTTATTTCGAAGTTGTTTAGTTCATTGCGTAAAAACTCCGTGTCTAACATATAGAACTTGTCGCTTTTCTTTTCCCAATACCTTGCGTTATTATATGCGTGAATACAAGTAGCGTGGTTCTGTTTTAGAAGTTCTGCTATGTACGGATAACTTGCACCGTGCCTTCGTAGGAAGTAGACAAGGTAGCTTCGTTGGTTAACAAATCTTCTTTTTCTGCATTTAGTTTGTAGTTCAAGTTGGTTAATTAGGTCTTTCGCCTTTTCGTAAAGTGTCATAATTTTTAATCTTTATCAAATATTGGTAACTCATCTGAAAGTTTGCAAGTATCTTTATCAATAGAACCGACTACATACCAACTTTCTCCGTTTTTATA